ACCCCACGCCCTCCCGGGCACGGACGCACTGGCGGTGGAACCAGTTGCCTACACCGTTGCCCGTAGACTCAACAGTAATTTCCCCGTGCTCCGCAGCTGGGAATGTACCGCGCACGATGCTCTCAGGATCAGGGTATCTTGATACTTCAGACAGGTGCAGATCGGTGATGGTGTCGCCGTGTCCGAAGGAGCGGGAGCCAGCGGTGCCGATGTAGATAGTGCTGTTCGTCTTTTTGAATACGATGGCTCTCTGGGAGTTCGTGCCGAGGACTGGTTTGACATCGGAGGGGAGCTTCAAGTTTTCGAGGATGTAGTGAGCGCGGCCGAGCAGACGGGTGGTGGCCTCGGCCTCGTGAGAGATGATGACGCACGTACGGTTCTGCTCAGTCAGACACTTCGCGACGAACCGAGCGATGATGTAAGAGGACACTCCCTCTTGGCGCGCTTTCGGGACGATGTTCCGGCGAGTCCAGCCCGCGTCGAGCCGCGCCTGCACGTCGTTGAGTCGGAAGTCACACGCGACGCCGCTCTTATCGACGATACGGAACATCGCCTCGATGACAGTGCGATAGGGGGAAGGCGCGGCAGACATCAACCAGCCCGGAAGAGCGTGAGGATAACTGCGCCGCTCAGAAACGCCTGTGCCATCATCGCCGGATGGAGATCAGGGTGTAGAATGGTGCATACGAGATAGAACGTGCCGATCCCTCCGAACACCGTCGCTAAAGTCCACGCGCAGATACACATAAAGCTGAATACTACGTCGAGGTGAGACATCAGCACGAGCCTCCAGTGCCATAGTACAGACGCTGGTTATGACAGAGCGCGGTGCGAGTACCGACTGTCCAAAGAACACTGTCGGCGAAGCCACCTTCGGCGTATAACACTGCCGTTAAACTTGCGCCAGACATTTGGATGATTGTAGGTTTTCCGGTTAAGCTAGACTGTGAACTTGTACCCGTCGTCTCGGTTCCATCGACGTTGATAGTGGTGTTACTTATACCTGATACTGCTGCGCAGTTGCCGACGTGCCATGTAGCATCCGCGGCGGTAGTGGTAGTTCCTCCACAGTCCCACTGTCCTGCTACGTGTGGGAACAGTGCTTTAGCACTTTGACCGATAACTCCAGATATTTCTTGAATTTGTTGAGTTCCGGTAGAGCGATCGGCGACTAGACTTATTGAGTGTGAAGTACCCGTGGTAAAGTTGTTAGCGCCAGTTAATGCTCCGCTTCCTTGTCCTAATACTCCTTCTAGACACGGGCGGGTGCCCGACCCACCGCATCCTGTTAGGTGTAGGAGAGGCTGGTTGCCCGCTGTCGCTTGGACGAGATCGCACGACGCGCTGCTGCAAGCATTGCCGTTGGTCTGATCGTATATCTTAGACACGCGCGCCGTCGATGCGCCGATCCACGCCGTGACGGTCTGAGTGGAACTGTTGCAAGGCGTACCGACTGTGAGATCGAGATCGCCATTCGTCCCGATCAGGGCGGTGCAGGTAGCGTTGTCGCTGACGCGGCGAAGGTCGAGTGCCTTCTGTGTCCCGGTCGCAGCGACCGCTGCCGAATACGCGCGCACGCCCCACCACATTGTGTATGTGGCGATGTCGCCAGGGAACTGTGCCGTACCGGCGGAGGGGAAGATCGTCTCGGGCGTGAACAAGCTCGCCGCAGACGCAGGCGAGACGAGCGCCGCCGAGAGGGCGAGAGCAAGAAGTCGGCGCGTCATTGGTAGTTCGCCACGCGATAGCCCGACGTGCCGTTGATCCGCCAGATCGAGATGGCGAACATGTGACCATTGGTCACGTCGAGTGCGTCGCCGGTCGAGGCGCCGACCGTGAAGCCGGAGAACGTGATCGTGCCCGCCGAGCCGTTGTTGATCGTCTGGACGATGCAAGAGCCGTCGACGGCAGGCGCAGCGAGTGTGAACGCACCGCCGTTAGTGAGGTATTGGAGGGGTGACGTGCCACAGTCGATGGTGGTGGTGCCACTTGTCACTGTGCCGATGGAGAGCGACGTGACGTTCGCGCCGCCGGAGAGCGTCTGGTCGGCGGTGGTGAGAGAGGCGAGAGTGACAGAGGCGTCGGGCACGGTCCACGTTCGAGCCGCAGTCGGCCCCGTGACCGTGATGACGTGAGGGATGATCGGGACGTTCGTGGTCGAGCCGGGAAGATTGACAGTGAAGTTCGACGCACCCGCGTTGAGCGACGTGAACGTAGTCTTGCCGGTTGAGGAGCCGAGAAGCGCGAGATCAGAGTTGTTCACCGTCATCAGGGCGGTGCGAGTCTCGGCGACATCGAAGTATGACACGTCGGTGGGGAGATGAGCGGCGGTGAGGCGGGTGGCGGACTGGAGGATGCCACTCACTTCGACGAGCACGTCGCCAGACGTACCGCCTGTGACAGTGGTGGAGCCAATGGTGACACCTGCGGCAGTGGCGGAGACGGCGCACGTCGAGCCAAGCGCGCATGGCACGCCGTTGACCGTCGTGGTGTCTGAGATCGCGTAGGGAGAGCGCGTCGTGCCGCTGATGTTGCCGAGCACGGTGCCGTTGGGGATTTTACCTGGATAATCGGCGAACACAGCCGCGCTGCCCGCGCCGAGGAGGAGCGCGAGCGACCAGAGCGCGAGACGCTGACGGCGCGCACTGCGCGCACGACGGCTATGACGGGAGGGCCGTACCTGCATAGGAGTCATGGCACCCACTTCAAGCTGACGAAGTTAAGATGACTTTCGAGTGCGACGAGAGCAGCCCCGATGCCCATAGCGATGTAGACGGAGCGTTCGACACGACTTAAGCGCGATTGGTTCTCCCGGTGCATGTCTTCACGCGCTGCGTCTTGCCGCGCTAGCTCCTCTCGTATCTCTTCTCGGTCGCGTTCACATTGACTGATATGTGCCATCAGTCGCTCCTGAATTGGGCAGTCATGCGCGTTCAATTCCACGCCTCAAGAGTGACGATGGTGGTCGAGCCGCAGATGATCGAGAGCGTGTCGGTGGCGAGCGGCGCGACGACGAGGACGGGGGCGAGTTCGGCGTGGATCATGATCGCGGACGTGCCGTTGGTCGTGTCGCCCGTTGGGATGACAGCGGTGGCGTTGAAGTTGATGTAGAGAGGGCCAGCCGACGCGTTGATGCGGAAGATAGTGGCTTTGTTGCCGTCAGCGTCAACTGGGGGCGTGATCGCTTCGGCGGTGTTCGCAGCGAGTGAGCGCGAGTCACACCAGTCCGCGGTGGGAAGGACGGAGGGGATTTGCGTGCCCTGTTGACGAGCGAGTGGCACGAGACGAGTGATCGTAGGCATACCTTCCTCCAGGATGAGATGGAACAACTCGTCTTCGGTGAGGACGCGTCCGAGATCTTCGGTGAGGAGTGGAACTTGGGTCACGGCAGCGCGATCCCGTAGTAGGAAGTGGTGTTTTGGCGGAGGGCGAGTTGATTGGGATCGGATGGAATGGTTGGATAAATAACCAATTCACAAATCGTGCAATATGCGAAGTCGGCATGCGCGATGTCTGCATCGTCGGCTCCAATACCGGAAATGGACGAAATCGCACCATAAGGACCACCGAAATCATTGTTGTTGGTAATCGGCACATCGGCGCCGTTTGCTGTTAGGACACTCCCCCCAAATTTGATCGTGAACTCCATTAGCACAGGCCGATATGGATTTACGACATTTATGTCTGAGTTACCGCCAGCAGTGTTAGTTGATCCTGCGTCATATGCATTTTCCAGCATCGCTGTGATGCCACCTGGTAAACCAAATGAAAATCCCGCGACACTCCCTTGCACATTGCACCCCATAAACGGCGAATAGGCGGAGCCATCCGTAATCACTGCATAAGCATAAATCTCGCTGTTTGGCAGAGCGACATTCGCAAGAGTTGTGAGAAACTGCTGTAAATCTCCATCGAAGGAGATGCCAGGCTTACCGCCAGATGCCGATGGAAACCAGAAGGGTTGGCGGGCCGAAGTTGCCTGAACGCCATTATTGGCGTTTCCACTCTGATCGTTCCACAATGTCACAGTTGCGCCAGAGATTACCGTAAAGGCGGCGTCGAAAGTGAGACCTATGCCATGATGCGTACCGTCATCACCAGTGGTAGAGACAGGATCGCTCGGCAGGACCGTATAGTCACCCGCGAGCGTGATGCTGTTTATCAAAACAATAGTACCAAGACCGTCTGTTGTGACATTGACAATCGCGGCCGTTCCTGTGCCACCAACCAGCGTCACATCGAACGTCGATGGCGTGATCCCGTCGTCGTAGCCAGAACCGCCACTCACGAGTAGAACGCCCCCAAGATCGTAATGCGTTGTACCAGCAAACGCCACCATCGTTGAAATCGGCGGCTCGCCAGTCGTGGCATCGGTACTAAAACTCTGTGGTGCTCCATTATCCAACGTAATGACCGAAGACCCGCGCATCGCAGCTGAGAGTGCTCTTTGACCGTAGGCGACAACAGCCCCCGGCACGATGTCGAGAGGTCCAGTATAAGGAGTCCCTCCGCCGTGATGATGAAGTGCGCCAGCGGAGTTTCTCACACTGTGTCTCCAGCGACGACGACGGTGTCGGCGACAGGGCCGAGGATGGCGAAGACCGCGCCCGCCGCAGCGCCTGTGTGGCCGTTCGGGGCGACGAGCGTAGGACCAGCGCCGACTGCGACAGTGCTACTGCCGACGAGATCGATGACAGTGCAGACGAAGCCAGCGGTGACGATACCGGCGTTGACAGTGATTGCGGTTGGAGCGACGCCGGAGAGGACGAGAAGCTTGCCGTTGTCCGACGCAGCGAGGTCGTAAGTGGCCGCCGTGACGGTGTGAACGTTGGCCGCGTTGCCGCCGAGGTTGGCGAGGAGCGCAAGTGTCGGGTCAGTGGCGAATAGTTCGGAGACTTTCTTGCCGACTGTCACGTCGCGCACTCCCAGATCAGAGCGGGGTTAGGACAGTGGGAGGAGCCGCCGCACGCGGAGAGGGTGAGGAGGAGAGCGAGGGCGAAGAGGCGGAGAGCGGTCATGGCGTGGGGCTCCCGGTCGGAGGAGCGTTGTGGGGGGTGAAGTAGATAGCGGCGTAGGTGAGCGGTGCGGCGACGAGCCCTTGCAGTGCGAGGACGATCTCTTGCGGGGGCGAGACGCCGAAGTACCAGAGCGCGACTGCGACAAGCGAAGCAGCGAGAGAACCTGTGCCGGTGCCAGCGATTGCTTTATTACCCATGGTGGGGGGTCCCTCTGGTTAGCTTCGCTTCGAGTTCACCTGTCGTCGGGCGTGTGGTTTCGAGAACTTTGATCCGATCTTCGAGGCGGTCATCGTCACGGCGTGTGTCGAGCCGGACTTGTGCAAGCTGGTCGCGGATCGAGTTGCGGAACTCCTCGTGCTCGCGGATCGAGAGGGATTTGTCGAACGAGCGCGCGAGGAACGAGACGCCAGCGACGAGGAGTGCGCCAATTGCGATGACAGATTGCCAGTCCATTCATTATACACTCCTCCAAATGTACTGCCACGCGCGGTTGAACCGGCGACGTAGGCGAAGTGAGCGACCCTCGATGGGCCACCGCACGCGTCTACGTCGCCAGCACATGTTACGGGGCCGGAGCCGGCGCAGCCGGCGTGTTGGCAGTGACAGCGTCGGCAAGTCGCGTCTGGTCGCTGTCGAGCGTAGCGATGACGGCCGAGAGCCGTGCGGGGTCCGTACCGGCGTCTTTGAGCATCTGGGAGAGCGTGCCGAGTAGCGCGACCGCCGAGTCTTCGACAGTGGTGAGCGAGGCGACTTTCGCTTCGAGATCGTCGATGAGTGCCATGGTTGAGTCCTGTTTGGTGAGGAGTTGCCCTAGGAGGGAGCGGAGTTCGGTCGCCCAGGGCGGCGCGGCCGAGGCGGAGCAGTCGAAGTGGTGGTGGACGTGGATATGCACGCGGCGTCACTCCGCGTCGAGGAGAGGAGCGGAGGCGATAGAGGGGGAGACAGAGGTGCGTGTAGCTTCGCCGCCTTCGGCGGCACTGCCGACGTTCACCTGCACGTTGACGTTGAGGCCAGCGAGGAGTTGTGCAGCGACATCTTCGGCCGTGAGACGAGTCTGCGGCACGGGGTCTTTCGCGAACCCACCGAACCCGGCTCCTTTGAACCACTGCTCAGAGGCGCGGAGCGCAGTGTTCCTGTCGTTGTCCATAAGACCGTTCTTGAGCGCAGCGAACGCGAGCGGCTTCATCTGGACGAACTCAGAGTCAAGTTCGGCAAGATGTTTTTCGCGGTAGGCGATATAGCGAGGATCGCGGACGATACTGCTAACTGTCTGCGGAGCCAATCCTAGCGTGGTCGCAATATCTTTCTGGTCGAGGCCGCGTAGTTCAAGTGTGTAAATAGCTGCCCAGCGAGTGCTTACGTCTTTACGTGCTGTTAACCCAGCGCCCTCTCCGCGCAAGATGGCTTCACTCCCGTGCCTGTTCACTTTCTTGATCTCGCGCGGTGCGTGCGGCGGCGCTGGCGGGAACAGTTCGTCGAGGTTAATCCGCACGAGTGGGCTCCCGAGTCTGTGGCGCAGTAGCGCGAGAGAGTACTTCGTCCACGCGTGCAGGGTTCGCGCGGCCAAGGTCGGAGCGGAGCAGTAGGTCGCGGAGAGTGGGAGGCGAGGGCGGGGCGCGGTCCATGCTGTCTATATACGCGCACGGCGCGGCGGTGTCAAGGGGCGCAGGCGCGGGGTGCGATGTTGACAAATTCGCCCCACTGCATCCCGTTCTGAGATGGACTTAGAAAAGTATAAGTACCCGTCTGGGGGGTCAGGTGCCCTCGACGGGCTCTCGTCCCTAGTCGGAGTGAGGTTATGCTCACGCTGAGTACAACGAATACTTGCTGCGATTACTGTCGAGACTAAGTAGATCATAGTGCTTGACAAGTGCTCGACGTAGTAATGAAGAGTAGACGTAGTAGTGCTCGAGCATAGGCGCAGTAGTGCTCTAGTGTTCGGCCCAAGTAATCGAGATAGTAGCGGTGACTGATGATCTCGGAGTGAATGGCCCTAACAGCGATGCTGGCGCGGCGTGGAGTGGGTAACGGATCGCGGCTAGGTCACTGTGGCGCGGCGATCATGCCACTCTGCGGCGTTCTGTGGCGCTGTGCGGCGGTGCGGCCTTGGGCGCAATCGGTGCCTTGCGACCTAAGGTCCTAAGGTCGAGAAGACCCGGGGGGGTGTTCTCCGGGGGTGTGGTGTTCACTCATTAGGGGGGAGAGAGGTAGTACCCCCCCTCACACCTTTCACTCATGACTCCCAGCGATACCACCCCCCGGGACCTTAGGACCTCTCGACCTTAGGTCGCGCCGAGCGCAGGGCACAATCTGCGCCTCAGCCGTCGATTGCGCTTGACACGCCGCTGCTCCCATGGCACCTTGCGCCATAGGCACTGCCGGATCGCGCTGGACCGCTTTGGTCCACTGCCCGGAAAGGCGATTTAGACGCGCGTCCGCTGCGGTTGGCGCGCGTCGTCGTCGCGCCGTGTATCCGCTCGCTTGGTTGGTAGCATGGCACCGCGCCCTCTGTGATATGGCTTCGGCTCTGCACCGCGCGACGCTCACTGTTGCCTAGATCATGCCGCGCGACCAAAGAGGAAGTGCGAGACATGACACAAGTTCAACGTACAATCGACTGTGGCGCAGGTTTTACGATTGGCGTCACCGAAGATAACGGCCCGATCACCCGAGCGAATATCGACGCCCTGCTTGACCGCGGCCGGATCGAAGTCGCGATGTCTAACGGCCGTTGGTGGCGTATCCGTCGCAACGGCGCGACGCGTCGCTGGAAACGTGACGCGGCCCGTGTCTACATCCCATTTAAGGCCGGGATGTACACTTACGGGTCGATCACCGAGAGTGACTTTATCAATGGCGTTCTTGACGCCAACAACTACCGCATTGCGAGGTAGCGCCATGCACTACCTCCCCAACATCGAAGTATCCGCGTTTCAGCGCGGCGAATATGTAGGCTGGGACTGCCAAGGCGAGCGTTACCGGATCAAGAAGTCCGGCAGCGGCAACGCTTGGTGGATATATCCGCAGACACCTAACGGCATACCAGTCTTCTACGCGCCAACGCTTGCGGTAACATCTATCCGCTTGCAGCGGCGTGACGCGACATGCGCACTTATGCGCTTGCCGCACGAACACTGAACACCACATCGCGCGGCATCGTCTAGGCAACAGTGCTCTCTCTATCATCATGTCGTGTTCTGCGCTCACAAAGAGGAGGTGCATCACATGGTCGAAATCATGCTGAACGGTAAAGTTATCCATCGCTCACGCAACTTGCGTGGGTTGATTTCTCACGCCCATCGCGTTGGTGTCGCGAAAGCATCAGTTTGGCGAACTTCTCCAGCTTGCGGTGGCCGCGCGTATATCGAGTATCGTGACGGCTCATATTGCCGCACTGAGTTTGCAGATTTCACTATCGCCCGCGACTTCTTCCGCGCTCGCTGGCAGAAATGGGGCCTATACGCCGAAGTCCGCAACAGTGACGGTTACTGGTCTTTCATCTAATATCAACCACGGCGCAGTGCACGACATGATGATACAGAGAGTGTATCGACAGAGAGAGAGGAATATCACAATGGCTCGTCACTCCACGCCCCTCTTCACCCGTCGCCATTACGAATGGCTCGCCGCGTTCGCGCGCGCCGAGCTACCAATGGGCGACCGTGTTGCACTCTGCAACGCGCTCGACCATGAAGGTTTCCGCTTCAATCGCGCCCGCTGGGAAAAAGCCAGCGGTATCTCTGAATGGGGCGCCGGTCACGCCACAATGGGCACTGATCCGCGCCAACCGCGCGGCGTGCGCCGCGTGCTCTCGACCGACACCGAAGGCGAGATACGCGCCCGCATCCTCGCCGAACGTGGTCCCGTACCTCGCGGCGACAACGACCCCGTTTGACGCAGCTACAAGCCCCACCGTCGCCTCGTCGCGGCGGTGCGGGCTTGCTGGTGCGCCAACGCGTACCGCCGCCGAAGGCGGTCAGTCTACCGACACAACCGCAGGAGTTCCCCGCCCATGAAATCATCCGATACGTCGCCCCGCTCCGTCGCGCGCACGGTCGCACGCGCCGCCGCCCTCGTCCACTTCGAGGAGAAACAGTCCCGCCGCAACCGGCACGGCAAGCGGTACGAGCACGACACGTACCTACGCCTCCTCGCCGCCCGTCGCGAACGCGAACGCGTCAGCGGCAACAAAGAGGAGGGGCCGCTGTGACCGCCACTCCTCGCCCCTCCTCCCGCCGCAACGCTAGCCGCATGGTCAGCCCCGCCGAACTTCATCGTGCGGCGTGCGCCGAATACCTCGACGGACGCTCCCCCACTACTCGCACCGAGTGGCAATATTGCGTCAACTATTGGGCCGCAAACCTCGCTGCCGGTCTTGAAGTTGAAGCATGCAAGTTACTCGGTTTAATCATGGAGTGCCCACTATCCGCCACCGAGATAAGCGAGATAGCAGCCTTTCAAGCTGGGCACAAGAAAGGAAAGGCATCGCAATGAACGCCCTAAGACCTTCAAGTCGCCGCGACTACCGGCACTTCCCCGAAGCCTATACCGCCCTCCTCCTCAAGTTCGACCGCGACGGTGGCGCGTCACTCGGCCCGATGTCGGCGCGTGACGCTCGCGCGTCCGTGCGAGACCTGTATCGGTTCAAGATGTTCCTCTCGCATGGGTGCGACACGGACCCGGAGGATGCACACTGCCGTTCTCTCCTCCGCATCTTCGCGAAAGCGATCCTCCGCATCGAGCCCACCGCGACTGACAACGGCGACGACAGCGCGGTAATCGTCTTAACCCTCAACCCTATCGTCGCCGCAATGGAGGCACGCCCATGACCGCCCGCAACCCTAAAACCTGCCAATACGCAAGCTGCATGGAAACATGCGAGAACGGCGTTGCGATCACTCTCCGCACACCCACGTTCGACGGCGACACCAAAGCGGAGTTCTGTTGTGCGTCACATGCCGCCGTCGCACTCTATCGTCTCGGCAAGGATCGCGGCGAGCCTGTCGCTGAAATCCCCCGTAGATGGAAGGTGTCTTAACATGACCGCTTGGGATCGCTACTGCGCTATGATCGCCCGCGAGGCTGGCGTCTCGCTGCCCGCACCGCCGGACCCGCACCGTCGAGCCGTCGAACCGCCGCGCCCGTCGAGCCGCTGGCTCGAACGTCTCGGCTCCCTGTTCGCTGGCCTTGCGCTCGCGTTCATCCTCGTCTCGCTCTTCTTCATCGGGCGCTGACACCGCTTGACGCCTCGCGCGCGCGCGTGTATATAACAGTCATGTTCACGCGCGCCCGCATCGCCCCTCTCGGCTGTCACCGCTTCGCGGTCCTACTCGACCGCGTGGCGGTGCCCGTTCCTCTCATGGTGAGCACCGGCACCCTGGAAGAGTGCCGCACCGCCCTCCGCGCGTTGATCGTCGCTGGCGCTCTCCCCTGCCCCAGCGACGCCGACGCTCCGGCCACGGCACAGGCGGCTTGACTCCCACCTTGTGTCGTGAGCGGAACGCCGGGCAATCCCGCCCTCCGAACCACTTAGGAGAACCCCAAATGGCCGACACCAAACGCCGCAAGACCGTCGCCGTGCGCTTCGACGACGCGGGCAACGCCCTCCTCTCCCTCTACACCGCCCCTGACGCCGTAACCGGCGAGCAAGGCGTCGCCGAAGTTATCACCCTCACTCCCGCCGCCGTTGCGGACAGCCTCGTTGACGCGTTCATGCTTCGCGGTGTCATCAACACGTTCTCCAACATCTACAACCGCATCGACAACCCCGGCGCGTCCGACCTTCGCCGCGAGTGGGACAAGTTCATCGCTACAGTGACGGATGGCACCTGGACACCGGGCCGCACGATGGGCGACGCCGAGCCCGACGACATCGTTGTTGCACTCGCCGAAGTCTCCGGCCAGCCCGTCCACGTCGTCCAAGCCAAGATCGACGAGATGTTGGACCAGCCAAAGATTGAGAACGGCTCCCCCAAACGTGACGCCAAGGGCCGCGTGGTCCATGTGTGGAGCAAAGCCAAACTCTACACCGCCCTCGAAAACAGTGACCCCCGCGTCAAGATCGCACTCTCGAAAATCCTCGTCGAGCGTGCGAAGGCGATGGCCTCTGCCGCACGCACCGTGAAGCCCGACGCCGCTTCGCCGTTCTCGGGTCTGTTCACTCCCGCCGCTGCCGCGAACTAACGCCGACCCGTCGCGTTTGACGCATCGCGCGACGCAACCTCGCCCCTCGCTGGCTTCGGCTGGCGAGGGGTTTTTGTTGCCCAAGGCGCACGACCGACCTATGCGTTCTTCGCGGGTCTGCTCTGTCAACATCAGGTGCATAATCGTCAACATCACAGCCAAGAGGGGCTAGGCTCACCGGGGACGCGTTCCCCGCCCCGCAGGATCGGACCCGATCCGGCCCCCTTGGCACAGGAGCCCCACCAATGGCCGCACGCATCCTCCCCGCCTCCCCCGCCCCGATCCCCCTCGACAGCCTCTTCGCCCGTGCTGGCGCGCTGGCGCAGCCGCACACGGTGCCCCGGCCGAAGGCCGGTGAAGCCACCGCCTCCTCCTCTCGCGCCTCCCCCTCGCGCCCCCGCGTCTCCCCCCACGCCTCCGAGACGCCCTCCTCCGTCATCCTCCCCGTCTCCGTCGCTCACTGCTCTTGCGGCGCGACAGTCCGCTCGCCCGCCGCTTACGTCCTCGTCCGCTACGCCCCCAACTCCCACACCTTCCACTACCGCGCCACTGGCCTCGACGCCGTGCCGCCCGCGCTCCTCGCCTCACTCCCGCACGAGACGCGCGAAACCCACTTCGACATCCCGTTCTGTGAGGAGTGTTTCTAATGGACTGCAAGAACCGCCCTGCTCGCACTGGCGCGTGGCTCTGTGGCACCAATGGCACATGGTTCTACACAGCGCGACCAGAACTGTATCTCATCGATCCCGCATCTAGCAAGTTTCTGTGCCATCCACCGCTACCTCCACAACTCCAACTCAACGACGCCCGATAGGCTCTCCATGCCCAACGTCGCCCGTCCTGACCGCGAGCCCACTCGCATCCTCTCCTTCCGGCTCCCCGTCTCGCTCCACGACGAGCTTCGTCTCGTCATGCTCGACCCGCGCACGGGCCGCCCCCGCTACCGCACGTGGGGCCGCACATGCGAACACATTTTCCGCGAGTGGCTTGACGCACAGAAAGTGACCCCGCCATGACCGACACCACGTCTCTCGACACTCACTCCCTCCTCCTCGACGCCCGCCTCCGCGTCCTCAATCGCGAGCGCGTCACGCCCGAAGACATGCGCCGTATTCTCCTCTCCATCGCGCACGACCGCGAGAACGCCGCTCGCGCTGGCGCACGCAACCGTGCCGCCGCGAAGAAAGCGGTCGCCGCCCCCACTCTCGACATCGACACACTGTTCGGGACGCCATCACATGAATGAGCTGGTGGGAAACATGCCAAGCCTCAGTGGAAACCAGCGACAAGGGAGTGGAGCCGAGACTGTGACATCCTCCACTCCCTCCTCACTCTTCCCCCGCGTCATTGACGCAACCATGCGGAGTGACTGGCTCAAGTGTCCACACTCCTTCTTTCGCCGTCACGTTCTCGGGCTTGCGCGGCCCGGCGTTTCGGTCCATCTTCACTTCGGCTCATGCATCGCTCGCGGACTCGAAGTCGCCCGTCGCACGTACTTCGAGACGCGTGACACGTCCGACGCGCTCCACAACGGGTGCGAGGCGGTGATCCACGCGTGGGGCGATTTCGAGACGCCGGACAATCTCACCCGCACTGCTGCCGCCAAGACCCTCTCCGCGGCTCTCGCCACTCTCCAAGCCTACTTCCGTGAGTGGCCGCTCGACGAAGACCCGCTCCAAATCCACGTCCACGCCGGGCACCCGTGCATCGAGTACAGCGGCGCTCTTCCTATCCCTGACTGCTATCACCCCGACACCGGCGAACCGCTCCTCTACGCAGGCCGCTTCGACCTAATCGGGGACTATCAACACTCAGTGTGGGGACTCGACGACAAGACGACTGGCTCCGACCCCAACTCCGATTTCTGGCGCAACCAGTGGAAACTCCGCTCCCAATTCACCGGGTATGTGTGGCTAGCGCGCGAGTATGGTGTGACTCTCAAAGGCTTCATCGTCCGCGGTATGGGCGTGATGAAGACCGACATCAAGCTCGGCTGGGCACTCGCCCCCCGACCTGAGTGGATGATCGACGCGTGGCTCAAGCAACTTCAGTCCGACACCACAGCAATGTGTACTCAATATATTTCTCTCTGCGACAGTTGGCGCACCACTGACTATTCCCACCCCTTCCCCCAATCATTCGACACCGCGTGCGCCGACTTCGGTGGCTGCACTTTCCTCGACCTCTGTTCCTCTGCCGACCCCGATGCGTGGCTCGACACGTTCGAGGTTCGGCGCTGGGATCCCCTCACTCGACAGGAGACATAACATGTCCACAGACGCGTGGTTCCGTGAGTTCGAGCGTCAAGAAGCTATGCGACAGGAGCGTCTCGACGAAATACGTGCACGTGTTCTACCGCCCACATCTACACCGTCGTCGCCTCCCTCTCTCGACGACGAGCCCTTCGGCGAAGGCGAGTGTGACTGTGTCTACCACGCTCCTTCCGCCGCCGACGAAGACGGCTGGTGGGAGCCCGTCGCCTCATGCCCCCTGCATGGAGACACACTGTGACCATCGACGAAATCTACTCCCGCGCCGACACCCTCCTCACCGCTCTCGATGCCGCGAACTCTTCCGCCTTCTCTGACATCACGCGCAAGTACACCATAGTCCAAGCACTCATCATCTTCGAGCATGACGTAAAGGTCGAGTATCTCGACTCGCTCCTCGCCGCCGACGGCGTTATCTCACGTCTCAAGCCCGCTCAATCACTCAACGAGGAGCACTCCACGTGAAATCCAACGTCCTCCTCGAAGGCGATATCGGCACAGGCAAGACCACGTCTCTCCGCACACTCCTCCCCGAATATCTGGACGAGCGTGGCACCGCTCACCGCGGCGCTGGCCTCGAAACCTTCATCATCTCAATGGAGCCTGGTGTCGAAGCCGCACTCGGCCCAAACCTCTGTGGCCCCGGCGCTCCCACTCCCGCCATCCACACTCACTACCAACCCCCTGCCGCCGTCGATTGGGCCGTCATGCGTAAGTGGGCACAAGTTATGCACGTCTCGTCGATTGAGGCAGCGATCAAAACAGTCGATCCTGGCCGCTCCTCCTACACTCAATTCCTCGACTTATGGGACACCTGCGCCGACTTCGTCTGTGACCGCTGCGGCGAGTCCTTTGGCGATGTCGGCAAGTGGGACGAGTCCCGCGCCATCTGTTTCGACGGCCTCACCGGCCTCACACGCATGGTCATCTTCTCCACCGTCGGCTCGCGCCCCTTCCTCTCACTCCCCGAAATCGGCGGTATCCAACAACAGATCGAGGGTTTCATGGACCTTGCGTGGGGCGGCACGAAATGCACCAGTGTCCTCCTCGCCCACATCGAGCGCGAGACTTCCCCTCTCACTGGCCTCTCCACTCTCACCACTGCGACCATCGGCCAGAAACTCGCCCCGAAACTCGCGCGCAAGCCAGACGAGATCATCGTCGCCGAGTGTGTCGACGGCAAGTACGTCTGGAACACCGAAGAGGCGGGCCGTGGACTCAAACGTCGCCGTCTCCCCCTCTCTGCGTCTCTCGCCCCCGACTTCTCACAACTGTTCAGGTGAACCTCTATGAACACCAGTCGCCACGCCATCGTCGCGTCAATCGACCACGCCGAAGCTACCGCCGCGAACGCCGAGTTCGAGGCCGAGCTTCCCAAGTTCTGCAAACTAATCGGCGTCACCCCCGCCGTCCTCAACGCCCTCCCGATCCCCACACTCCAACTCCTCATCACCATGCGTATGTTTAGACTCCTCTCGGACAAAATCCGTGAGCTTGACGCACGCACCGCCGTCCCGTCGCTCTCTCCCTCCTCCTCCACCACGGAGCCCCTCCAGTGAGCACACTCCTCTCCTCCGACCCCTGCACCGACATCATCCTCGACTTCATCGCGGGCGGTGTCCCTGACAACCAGTCCGGCGAGTCCGCTGGCAACTACAACGCCACTATCGGCGACATCGAGGGCCGCACGTACGGCGACCTCTCCGTCCGCTCCCTTGCCGACATCTACTCCTGCATGGACGACATGATCGCCCGCGGCCTCCCCTCCACCGCCACCGGACGCTACCAAATCATCCGGCGCACGATGCAGTCGCTTCAGTCTCACTACCAGCTTCCCGACTCCACCCTCTTCACCCCCGCCCTTCAAGACAAGTTCGCTGTCCGGCTCCTCGTCGGCCGTGGTTACTCTGCGTGGTGGCGGCACCATCTCACCGACATTGAGTTCGCCCACGGTATCTCGTGTGAGTGGGCATCGCTCCCCGACCCTGAACGCTCTGGGTCCGCAGGGCGCACAAGTCACTACGACGGTGTCGGCGCAAACCACGCCTCAACCACTGTCGGACACGTCCTCGACATGCTCACGCGAGCGCGCGACGCCATGCTCGTGAAGCCATGAGCGCCGCATTCACCGAGTCCGAACTGAACTGGATAAAGTCAGTCCGGCTCGCAGACATACGCGTAGTCGAGGGCCAT